ACCATTTTCTCCAGTATTAAGTATCACGGAATCGCCAGAAGATACATTTATATCTCCCTCGGCATTTATTACTATCTCTTTCTCCGAACGAACATTTACAGGCCCATTGAAATGTAAATTGAGTTCTCCGTTATCATCATCTATGACTATTAGGTTCCCTTCCGGAGTAACTACCCCCATTTTATTGGGGCCATCCAAGGGTTGAGGTATTTGGCTCATCCCCCAACCATGGTATTCCCAGAGAGGTTTAGTTGGGTCCCCAAATTCAAAAGTAACAAATACCGTATCTCCCACTTTAGGGGCTAAGAATTTGAAACCAGAACTAATTGAACCATGTTGTCCTTTAGGATATGCCCAAGCAAATACTCCACCCATTACCTCTGGAACACATACCTTTACCCTGTTCATATGTTTCTCTACATCGTTATTATCAATAACAATGCCACGATAAACAGAGTAATACCGACCAAGACCCTCTAAGCCTTCGTCGGTTATTATCTTTGCTGTTTCGTAACTCATACCCTTATTTTTCTACATAGATTTGACTTGCAATTCGCTTATGCCTTTTAGCTATGTCTCGGTATACTCGATTAGCTATGGCCATATAATTAAACTTAACCCCATAATCTTCAGGCACTTGGATTTGTTTAACTGATATCTTACCAGGAATTAACTTACCCTTAGAGGTAACTGTATTACCTGTAGATAACACTATACCCTCTGCCAAGGCTTGGGGATTATCGGCATTTACTTCAGTATAATAAGCCTTCTTTCTAATGAACTCAGCTTGACCCTTGATATCAATTATGTCTCCATTATCATTCAAGAAATGCTCATTGTAATATACCTTCTCATTATAAGTAAAGTTAAGATTAAGATTCTGAGAAGTACTTAGGGCTTTTTTATCTTGCCCCTTTTTAGTTTTAGCATTAGCTTTAGCATCATTAGCTACAATGTTTTGAGTAGATAAATCAGTTTTAGAAGTTACAGAACCAGACTTGGAATTGTTCTTTACTAATTCCATATTAGTTATATACCCTTGACCAGCGTCCATAGAATGAGTACATTGTTTTATATACCAAAGCCCTGACCAACGTTTCCCTACATTATCTATTCGGATTATTTGGGAAGTTGCTAGCATAGGTCTACCCACTACCTGAAGTTGACATACTAATCTTTTCTCAGTTTGCTTTAAACCACCATTGGCATTAGCATTAGCTGCCCAAGCATACTTATCGGCACCACCGTATCTACTAAATAAATTATGGTAAAGTTTATAAAGAGGTACCTTGAGATTTACCCTTTTCATATGTCTTACCTTAACCCTCTTACCATATTGACCTTGACCATAACCCTTAGTAGTATCAACTTCCATATCGGATAATACTTCAGTATAGGGGTCTTTCTTTAAAGCTTCGAAACCTCTCTCTGAAGCAGGTAATATTCCAGCTTGAAAATTGATACCAGAAGCTATACCCGCTCCTGCTTGTTTAGAGGTATAACCCTCTGGGTCATAATCTAAGGGGTCTACATACTCTTCTACCATAAATTCCATACCATCTTCATCTTCGAAAAGATACATTTCGCATTCTAATAGCTTCTTAAGATTAGCTTCTAACTCTTTACCATTTTTAGAATTTTTTAGTACTTGCTTAAGGGCATTCTTCTTATCATCAGGTAACTCGTTGGCTGCTTGATTAATGGTAGCTCGTACTTCTTCGGTAGACATTTCATCAAATCTCCTTTGCTTACCTGCTTCATAAGCACCTACTGGACCCACTGCTTCATACTCTTCTACTCTCTTTTTATATTCTGCAGTTTTTTCCATGTTATACTGAAGCTGAGTGTCCCAAGCATCCATTACCTCTGTAGGAGTAGTAGGATGACTTCTATAATCTTCAAACCCATTGCCAGTAATATTAGACACCATAAGGTTATCTACCTGAGCCACAGGAGGTCTTAAAGCTAATGGAGGTTTATCCTCTGGCTCATTTATATTAGTTGATAATACCGATAAATCTTTACTATCTGGGTCTAGAGATGGAGCTAATACTGCTTTAACTCTTTTAGTTATTTTCTGAGTAGCAAAAGATACTCTAAGTACTTCCCCATTCTCTCCTTGATATGTATAAGTACATACCGGTTCTTCATGGAATTTCCGATTATGTATATAGATAACACCATCCCTTGAATCTACATACCAAGGCCCATTAGTGTACCCTTTCATCTTCTGTTCTAATTGAACTAAGACGTTCTTGCCCACTAACCCAAAGTCACTATCAATTAAAGCTTTCAAGTCTTCTGGCATAGCTACTTCTGCTACTCCACTGTATTTGTTAGCATAGAGTACTTTACCAGTAGTAGTACGGGTACTCTCTGTGGGTACCTGTAGTGACTCGTATACTTTATTACTTATTATCTGTTGTTCCATTACTGAAATATTTCTATGATTACACCAGTAGCATTCCCACAACCATTGTCTAAATAGGTAGATAATTTATAACCTTCCATGTCCGAATGAACATAAGCAGGCTGATATCTTAAATCCCCTGAAGAATCAATGCACTTAATAGTTACATGAGTACCTGTAGAATCGAATACGGCTTCGAACTCTCTTACCTTAATTATTTTTATGGGCCCAGATATAAATTGGCCATCAGGGTATATATATCCCCATTGAAGACAAATGTTTTGGTTCTCTTGAATCTCGGCAATATCTACAGTATCAGGATTACCCGTATCGAAAGTAATGGTAGCCAAGTTTTCTTTTTCTTCATCATATCTATAACTCCAGGTACTTATATACGCTCCAAGGGGTATACCTGTAATTGGATTCATTATAGGCATACCTCCAAAATTGAAAAGGGCCAAATAAGGTTGACCCATTCCATTATATAATATAGGTTTCTGTTTAGCTGCCATAAGTCGGTATTCTTATTAGGGTTCCCATTTCTAATTCCTTAAAAGGATTCAGTATCTTATTAGCTTCAGCTATGATGTACCACTTACCAGAATCACCATAATACCTGAAAGCAATATTTTGTAGGGTTTCCCCATCTTTAACAGTATGTTGAATATCGTTAGGAGATTCTGGTACTATTGGAGGTTTAGCCTCTAAGGAATAATCCCCATCGTTATACTTCAGAGCATAGGCATTATTATATGGGCTAGCTCCCTTTAGGTATTGGTTAACATCAATCATATTTAATACCTCCTGTCTTTTTAAGTGAATCGGAATTTATAAAATCTCCATAGGATAAGTTATATGCACTTACTCTCTTGAAAATCAATTCTTGAGTTGCTGCTGCAGGCAATAACCTACCATTACCAAAAGTAGCTGGCTTTCCGGGTATCCTTATTCGATAACCGTTCTGAAAGTTCTTCAGAGTATAAGTTGCTGAGGTAAGGATATAATTGTGGTTATCGAATATACCAGAATCCCCCCATTCTATCTTAACAATTGGGGGAGCAGCCTGGTAACCATTAGATTTAGACCATGCCTCTAATAACCTACATTTATTGATTACCTCTTCTGGATTTTCTGGGTCATTACAGTACCAAGACACATTGAATTGAATAATGTCTTCAGCACCAGTAAAGTGATACATTGGTACATTGCGGCCCATTGATTTAATGGTTGCCCATGTAGTTTCTCCCCTAAAGTCCAATTCTGGAGGTCTATTCTGTAAGGTAATATATTGAGTAGGGTTAACAGTCATGTTATATATCCTTACCTCATTCTGATATATAACATTTGCTTTAGCCTTGAAGTTTCTGTAATTAGTAGTATTCTTATTCCCTTTTGCTGGGTCTACTCCTTCACCTTCTTCTAATCTCGGAAATTGTAATTCCATTCTCCATTTAGCTTGGAGCTGTTTATTTATAACTGGGTTCTTAGAGGATATTTGAGCTTCTCCGATTACCCCATTTGGAGTATAGAGTTTACCCTTTGGAGCATCATCTTTCGGGAGAGGTGAAGTAACTCGGTTAAGTAATATCCGAGCTCTCCATAGCTTATTTAAGGGACCAGTAAGAACACCTGCCGTATCTCTTGTAAGGTCATTGTATTTTTCAACAACCTTACCTGCTTCTTTATTTAATACTCTAGCCATAGTGTTTTAGTTTTATATTCCCATTACAAATGCAGCTCCAGTAAAATCTTGTTGAGAACCTGGAGCATAATCTCCAACTGCTTGACCATCTACTGAGATATTGATACGAGAATCTCTCATACCTTCTTTAATAGCTAACCTAACAGCATTAATAAATCTCTCTTCATTCTGGGCTCTAATGGTAGTTGGGTCTTCTTTCTCTTTATTCTGAGCTTCAGTATTCCTATCTACTGAATTACTAAGGTAACTAATACCCTCAATTAATAAAGGAAGACCTACAGTAATTGCTAATCCCCAGGGTCCACCGAGTAATCCCATAAGTCTACCACCTATAGAGGTTAAACCTTTTATAGCACCTTGCCTAGCCACTTGACTACCAACTTGGGCACCTGCTCCAGCTAAAGCCCCTCCAGCTAAATTACCCGCCATAGTAGTTGCTAATGGTACTCCAGGATTTGGTGTCTTAACATATCTTCCGGTTTTAGTGTTATAAAATCTACCAGCAGAATTCATACCAATACCGCTTGACATCATTTGGAGTTGAACCATGGTTCTCATAAGGTTAACCATCCTTACCATGTGTGCTTCCATAATGGCAAACTGAGTATTAGTTTTTATTGCTGCAGCAGACATACCTTCAGTAGAAGCAGTAGCAATAGTCTGTAAATACCCAACAGACCTAATAATACCTCTTACAGTATTAAATCCTGCAACAATAGTACCTACTACTATTGCAGTAGCTCCTACTCTAAGACCAAAACCTCCAACCCAAGTTTCTGAGATAGAATTAATTACTTTGATTATAGAGTTACCCACATTTAGTACTGGGGTAAAGATTCTACCCAAAGCTGCACCTGCGGTAACTGTTAAGTTCTCTATACTTGATTCGAATTGGTCAATTACACCTGCATCAGTTTTAAGACGTTCTTCATTGAGTCGATTTACTGCCCCAATGTTTTGGTCATAGGTAGCAAGTATCTTACCCATCTTATCTCTACCAGAAGCAATATCCCGAAGTACTGGGAGCATACCCCGATTACCACGAACTCCAAAGATATTGAAGAAAGTTGGTGTTTCAATTCGTGAAGGTAAATCTACTGCAGCCTTAGCAAACTTCTGATAGATAGTATAAAGGTCTATAAGATTACCCTGAGCATCGAAGAATTCATCTGGACTTAAGCCCAGGTCTGCTAAAGCGTTATAGCCTTTCTTTTTTTGGTTAACAAGAGAGAGTTGTAAGTAACGAATCATATTGGCCAGTGAGGTACCTGCCATAGAACCCTGTATACCCATATCACCCAATACACCAATAGCAGCAGCGGTTTGCCGAAGGTCTACTCCAGCAGTTGCCATATCTGCTCCTGCATAAGATATGGACTGGGCTAAGTCTGTTAAAGATATATTTGCATTAGTAACTGCAGTATATAAATCATCGGTTACTCTAGCGGCTTCCCCCATTGGGATTTGGTACATTGACATGATATTAGTCATCAAGTCAGCTACACCACCTTTCTGTCCCACTGGCATTGTAAAGATTGAAGCCAGCTTAGATGCTGGCCCAATCATCTCTTTAATAGCATCGAATTTATTACCCGCCATAGCCAGGTATCTTTGTCCTGATGCAACATCTGAAGCCGTAAGAGGAGTTATCTCATTGACATCCTTTGCCAATTGTAACATTTCTCTTTGTTCTGCAATGGTAGCACCAGCAATTTTCGAAGCAGTCCAAACTTCATTCTGAACACCCGCAGAGTATTTATAGGCCCTTGCCATTCCCCCTACGAGCTGCATTCCGAAGTCCATTGTATTGGAAGCTGACATCTGTATACCTCTATTCCAGGTATTCATATCATTCATCATTGTTCTGAATGACCCAGATATCTTGCCAGCCTCTTGAGAGAATCGGTCTTTTAAAACCATGGCAACACCGACCTCTACTATACTCCTACTGGTATTCATAATTTACTTTCTTTTCTTTAATTGTTTATAATATTGCTCGGCCATTTCCTTGAATATTTTCCTTATTCGGTACGGAAGACGTAAAAAGCCGAAATAGTCTAAGGCTATCTCGGCTCTGGTGATATAAACAAAATCACTCTCTAACATTACTCTTCCGTCAGGTAGAAAAAATTCGGTGCCCAAACTATAGGATAAGTTCTTTCTTCTCCGGTGGTTGGATTAGTGATATGGGATTCACCTTTGAAGATAGGGTCCATAGATAAGATATGCTTTCTCATCTCAGCCATATCCTTTGCAGTAAACGGAGTAAAGTTTTCTACCTTCTCCCAACTACCATCAACCTCTAAGTGAAGATTACGGCAAAGAAGAGGAGCATTCTTAGTTTGTTTATCCAAAGGCAACTTCATGAACTCTTGTTCTCCCTTACCAGTCATACAATCGAATTTAATTCTCTTGCCAGATGAAAGAGTGTATTCATGGTCTACCAATCTAACTCCCTCTGGATAATAAGGGATAGCATCTGGCTTCTGATTTAAATCCTCTACAGTTGGAGTAGTACCGTAATCGAAAAGGAACTCATGAAGGTCTTGGCCATAAGTAATCTTACCACCATTCTCTTTGCCCCAATCATATTCGAATTCTACTTCCTCTCCCAAAGAGAAGATACGAGAATTGAAGATAATAGCATAACGGTCATTGACTGGTAAGTTAAGGGCATCATCTACGGTTAATTTCCCATTAGGGGTAGCAGTAGTTCTAATTACAATTGCTGCAATGAACTTGGTAAGGTTCATCAAAGTCTTCATGTCTGAAAGGTTACTGAGGATATCTTCATCAGCACCATTCTGTTCTCTGATTTCATATTCGAAACCAGAAGGTCCGGTAAATCTAAATGTTCTAAATTCCATAATTTGATATATTTAATGTTTACAAATGTTCATAGTACTCCGTATAACAACAAGAAAGGGGTGAGCTCCTATCACAGGAATCCCACCCCTCCACCGAATCTTCGTGAAAATAGACTAAGGAATTAGTATTTATCTGCAGTACCAACTGAGAACTCTATGGACTCAATGGTATTCTCTGAAGCCATTCTGTCCAAGTCTAAGCCGGTAATCTTACATGGCCATACCTCTTCGAAGACGTGGGTATTAAGAACCGAGACTCCATCTTCGGCAAGTTCATTTACAATAGCCGTTTCCCAATATTGGCTTGGTACCAAACCTCCACCAACTATGTGGTCCTGGCAAGAGTATAGCCAATCATGAAGCCATGTATCGGAACCTGCAGTAGTCATAAGTTTCTCTACGATAAGATTACCTATAGTAACCCTACCTGCAGTTTTAACGTCTCTATTGACGTCCCCATGAGCAACCTGGTCAATCTCAATATCCGGCAAAGTACAACTTTGAAACAGATAAGTATTGATAGGGTGTTTGGGGAACATGATGCTCCACAAGAATTTCTTCCGTGGGTTTTTTACTTTTGCTCCCATCGTTATATGTTTATAGGTTATTACTTGTTTCTACGATTGATACAGATTTGGATGCCGCATCGATTACAATCTCCATAGTTACTTCTTGCATAGGAACTACATCCTTATACTTAAGAATAGCACGGTACTTACCCTGACGGGCATCTGCTTCGTTATTAACCGAAAGGTCATCCCAAGAAGTTGCATCTTGGTCACCCATCCAGGTATACTCGGTCATGGCATCTTCATCTACCAATGAATCCAGTGTAGGTTTAACCTCCAACCAGATTCTCTTCCAAGTACTCCAAACGTTTGGTTCTTCGATATACTTGTTGAGTACCGGGCGAAGGAACTTCTTCAGGTAAAGGTTCAGTCTTACGATTGAAAGGAATCTTTCAGAATCCTGTTTCACTTGAGAAGAGAAGCAATGCCATAGCATGGTTTGCTTACCTGCATCTGGAGTATCTTTGATTACCATCTCATTGATATAATTCTGAGCAAGAGTGTTCAGTTCGTTATATCGAGAAGGAGAACCATAGTTGGGGCATACTGGACCAACTGCATCCCCAATAACTCCTCGGTTCATACCAGCAAAGGATTTCCAAGGACCATATTGAGTAGCAGAAGCATCTCCCAAACCTGCAATGGTACCTACTACATCAGAATCCTGAAGATTACCGTTTTCATTGTAGTACTTAAGACCACCACCAAAATAGGCAATGTACTTAGAGTTACCTACAGTACCGAGGCAAGTCTGTACCCAAGTAACCTGAGCTTTGTAATCTCGAGGTTGTGTACCTTGAGTATAATGGGTTAAATGTTTCGGAACTTCGATATACAGTACCCATTCCATCAATTCTTTTGCCATATCTGCAGCAGCCTTATATACCTTGAGTACATCAGCATCAGCAGTAAGGTGTTGAGAAATATGAGAAATGAATAACTGGTAGAAATCCGTATAATCCTTTACCAAGTCCAAAGAAGCAATCCATTCATCGGCAGTAGGATTAGAACCAGCACTACCAACAGTACCGGTAAACATTTTCTCTGTATCAGTAGGAGCAGCATCTCCCACGGTAATAGTGATAGCATTCTTAGTACCGTCGATATCATCGGTAAGCCACTTGATTAGGTTTTCAAAAGAGGAACCTGCAGTAATTACCGGCTTAATATATTCCGAGTTCTTAGCAAATGCACTAAGAGCAAGGTAATCTACCGAAGTGTTATTGTTATCATCGGCAGTTTTGTAGGTTATTACTGGTCCCTGTTCAAGTACTTGCCCATTAGCTGAATATATTTTATAATACAAGGTATTAGCTTGCTTATAAAAACCAACCTGGAAAGTATTTGCACTACCAATTGGATCTCCATATCCCTTGGTTACTAATCCAAAACTATAAGTAGTACTACCTGATTTGAAAGTAATCAGAGCAGAGGGTTTAGCCGAGTCGGGTACAGCAGAAGCAACTGAAATCCCATCTTCCGAATCTTTAGCTTTTCTTGCCGCAGCCTGAGAAGCAGTTACTGTACCTTGAGCAGCTCCCTTGCCAAGTACTCGAATAACACGAAGCTTAGAACCACCTTGCAAAGCCTTTTCGATATTTGATACAGAACCATCGGGTACAATTTCAGAACCATAGATTCTTTGGAACTGAGAGAATGTAGAGATGATTTCTGAAGGGTCATCGTATGGACCTTTAGTAGTTCTAGCCAATACACAAGAAACTCCTAACATGGGAGTAGTTTGAAGAACATTGTTGTTCTTAAACTTAAAGTCAATGTGAGGTGAAGTTGGCATAATTCTATTGTGATTAAAGTTAATTACTTGTTTAATTTATACCCTAGAGTATTGTACCTATGCCTTAGGTACTTTTAACTCTAACATTTCATTTTCGTTTTGTTCTAACAATCCAATAAGAACTGATATATCCTTGATGGGTGTAAGAGTACCTTCTCCCAAAGCTTTTTCTGGAAGAATACCGTCTTTACATACATAAGTGTATACCTTCTCAAGTATACCATGTTCTACATCTGGATGGTCATAATAATTACCAATCTCAATGAATAGGTTTCCGGTGGGAGCAAGCCTGCCCTTTTCCCATTCCTCTAAGTCATTGAAGTATGGTCTCACGTATCCTCTAGCAGGTAAGCCAGTATATAAGATTGTATGTAGCAACCTCATATCTGCTTGTGTTTGAGAAACTAGATGTACATCTATGGTAATATCTTTTGTTTCATAAGGAAACTCTGAAGCTTGGTAATTACCATCCTCAAGTTTATCACCAATGATGTATTTATTCACACCAATATCTCCAGCATAATAACCTTGTAGTTCTATGGTTATTCTTGGGAGAGTCTTTGGGCCTTTTACTTGGTTATTCCCTATACCAAAAAGAGGTATGAACTTCTTCATACCTTTAATTGCCTCTTGAAATCTTTTTTCGTTTTCTTGAGACAAAGGTAAGAAGTCTTCTGGATTCAAAGTTAGACCCATTTCTAACATTGTACTTAGTAAAGAGATATAAAAAGTTCTCTCTACTATCTCTTCTGAATTTACCATTAATTTCCTAATCTAATTTTTAGTTGAACTTCATGGCTACCAGTATCATTTATAACCCCATTATAAGTTACCTGAATACCTCCAAAACCACTCGCTATGGTTTGTAAATGACCAACACAATTTAATTCACTAACCCATTGAGTAGCAATATTTGAAGGGTAATCGGTAAGCCATACTTTAAAGGGTATTGGTTCAGAACCAATACCTCCAGGGAATTGACCCTCTATTGTCTTACTTATATCGGTTATCTTAAATTGTTTTATAAATTTAGCAACTTGAATACCGTTGATAAGGTAGTACTGATAACCCTTTACATTACTAATCTGAGCAGTACTAGTATTTTGACCAAGATTTGGGAATGGTATATTCGGGGTTGGTTCAAAGCCATACTTAGTAGTTCTAGTACCTGGAGATTGAGTTATATTTAAAACTATCTCAGTGTTAGGTTCTTGCTGTGAGATAATCTTAACTATAGCAGTTCTTTCCAAGGGGTCATAGTTACTGGGGTTATGTTCTTGATTAGTAGATTTAGTTTTGATAGTAAGCTTACCTGCGGCATTAGCTTCTCCAATTTCTTGGGTTACCTCTAACCAATCTGAGGAGCTTTCAACTTTCCAATCCACAGCACGATATTCATCTTGAGGCTTATTATCGATAAACTTCTGTTGGTAACTGTATACACCTATTTCTAGGGTCTCACCCCTTTTAGTACCATCGAAAGTATGGGAAGTAGTTTCTGGAGTGATACTAAAATAAGTTCCCCAGGTCTCTACTATTTTAGGAGCGGCCTTTTGTACCAGAGTTACTTCCCTTTCTACACCCTGAACTACTACCTTGAGGACCTGCTCTTTTAAGGTCTGTTCTGTATTTACTGCTTTCGGTTTTACACGAATGGTAGCAGTACCAGTTCCTGATAGTGAAGATATTTCAAAATCTACTGCCATTATATAATCCTCCTTATTTCTTTTCTAACTTCATTACGTATTTCCTTTTGTAAGGCAGCTTTTCCACCAGCAGCCTTAAATGCAGGAGCCCAGAGAGGACGAGGTGGTAAATTACCATCTCTACTACCATACTCTAACATGATAGCTATCTGATTCAAAGTTTTTCTTGAAGTCTTACCAGTATAAGTAATCTTCTTGATTCCAATTGGTAAACCAACGAAAGTTCTTTTCTTACCTTTTACTAAGGTAACTGACCTGGCATATTGTCCAGTAAGATTTAGCATGGTATGGTCTCCATATTTCTTTATGGTACCAGGAGCATGTGGTGGCCAAGATACTCCGGAACCTCTTGGAGGTACACCAGTATTCAAACTTCGTCTTACTATACGAAGAAGTTGATTACCAAACTTTTCTGTACCTTTCGCATAACCCTTAGTTAAGATACTTGGAGTTTTAGCAATCAACCTTTCTGCACGAGCTTGTTCTCGTTTATCTACGTATATTTCTAGAGGACCAATTGGAGTCGATAGTGTAATATTAACCGACTTACTTGGCATAATTCTTATTATTGTTTAGGTTTATCTAATCCCAATTCTTGAGCAATCCTTAATAAAAGGGTTTCTTGGTTAGTTAACCTCTCATTCATGGATAACTTAAATTCTTCGAAATCTGGAGCAGGATTACGAGGTGATTCTGAACGATTATTAATTAGACCAAGAATATTATCGCATTCAGAAACAACGGCCTCAAATTTGGCTTTGTTATTTAAAATATTTAAAGCATTCTGTTTCTGCATTGATACCTCATTAATGATATTATCGAGATTGGTCGTATAATAGGTACCATTATAAATACCTTCATTTACATTAGTTGGTAAATAAATGGTAATTTGAGATATTGAATCTTGTATCACTAATTCGATACTGTTAACAAAACCTTCTTTACCATTTGAGGCCATTGGTTTACTTTCGCCAACTTTTAAAACTCTTGCTTGGTCAAAGATTGGATAACCAGACCGACGATCTTTCTCTAAGGTGAAAATCATATCACCCTTTTGTACTTTCTGAAAAATCAATTCTTCCATAATCATTTTCTATTTATTAAGTTTAAACCGAATGATACTGCACCTGGATTCTTCTGCATGAAGTCTACCAGTTTTAGAAATTGATAGTATCCAAATTGATTAATGAGTACCTGAGCTTTGTTTGCTACTTCTTGAGCAACCTCTATATTTGGAGCAGGTAATGCTAGTTGTATCTTAAATTCGGTGAGTTGTTCTTGTTGTTCCATAATTCCTTAGTTAATGTGTTAAAACGAAAAAAGGAGTACACCTAAAATAGATGCACTCCTTTTTAGTCATCTCAGCAAATTAAAAATTACTGAGCCGGTGTAGTTGTACCTTTTAATGCAGCCACAACTTGAGTGATAATATTCTGGTCTCTCTGAGCATCTACTACTCGATTAAGGCGGGCAATCTCCTGGTCTTTTGCAGTGTTCTCGATGAGGCACTTGATTTCCTGTTGGCCATTCTTGAGGTCACAGCAGCAACGTTCCAACTGAAGAGCCAAGTCAGATTTTACTTCTTTAATCAAGCCTTTGGTTTCACAGCAGCAATCCGACTGTTGGTGTTCCATGTGGCAGAGACGATCCATAACACGATTGAAGCCTGCACCCATTTGGTCACGAGAATCTCGGATATCCGAATTAGTTTTGTAACCCAAATCGCAAAGACCTCTTTCCGTAGTGAAACGGTTGTTAAGGATTTCCCTACCAACACCGGCAACATCTTTTGCTACACCATTGACTTCTTGAGTAACTCCACGAGCTGCATCAGAGATATCTTTGTAGATACCCGCCTTTGCTTCCTGAACCGTAGCTTCTACTTTCTGAATATCAGCTTTTGTGTCATTGATTTTGTCCCATACGGAAACTGCAGCAGCACCAAAGCCACCACCTACCAATGCACCACCAACGGCTCCCCATCCAGAGCCCCAACCGGAATGATTATTACAACAATCACTGCCTCTATCGGCAATCACTACGCATTCACCGGCACCTTTTACTTCTACTCCCATAATTTTATTGGTTTTAGGAAATTAATAATTAAGTTTTTAGGGTCTCTCATATAATAAATACTGGTGTTGTATATAACCTATGATATACTAAATACATAATCATAGGTTATAGTAGCAGCATTCTGAGTTATATTGACTGTAAGCTCCCAACCATTATCATCATTTTCTGCTTGCCTTAATTTAATGGTACCCGACCTTGTTGATTCTACGGTATTCTCTGTTAAGGTTAAGGTTAACCCATAGTTTCCATTATCACTTGATAACGTTGTGATTGCTACATTTGTAACCCAACTTGGTTTTGAGATTACAGTTAAAGCTAATGGGTATCTTGTACTTATTTCAGAACCGTTTATTACCTTAGTCTTAAAAGAATAAGCTACATCAACTGTAAAGTTATTACCTCCCAAAGCCGATAATCCAGTTCTAGAAGTAGTTCTAGAACCAGTAGGGGAAGTAAATGCCAAGTAATACTTATAAGATACTGAAGCAGCATTCTGGGTAATAATAAGTGTTATCTCCTTACCCGATTCTGATTGAGTTACTGTTACTGTAGTAGACCTTGAGTATTCAGCAGTGTTCTCATGAGTTTTAACTGAGAGCCCATTATCTACTATATTAATAGTAGTCCAACTCTGTACATTTCGACTTGTTGCTCCTACCGGATATATATCAGAGGTTTCTGTACCATTTATCACTTTCTTTTTATAAGAGATGAATGGAACCTCTTCAGTTTTTCCCAAAGCTGGATGAGTAATAGATTTAGAAGTCTGACTTCCAGGAGCACTCCCCCAATTAAAATAATAATTATAAGATACACTTGCACCGCCCTGAGTGATATCCACATAATCAGAAGCCCCTCCATAAGAAGCCGTAACTCTAATAGACCTACTACTTGTACTGGTATTCGCAGAAGCCCTAAGAGTAGTACCTGATAAGCTAAATCCTGAGGTACCATTGGTACTTAAACTTGGAGTAGCCCTATCAGAGCCATCCCTTGTATTTGAACCCGAAGTATAATTCGCATATCTTGGTCTACTAGCACTTGGGTACAAAGTTACACTACCTCCAGTATTACCGATGGTATAAGAACTTGCAGTTAAGCTTACACTCCAAGAGCCATAAGTATACCCAGTAAATTCGTTTGCTGCCTGGTATACTGGTACACTTACAGATTTGGTTTTACCATTTAGTGATAAGGTACCAGTAAGGGTTCCTACCTGGGTTCTAGATTTAACCGTAGTTCCCAAAGAACCTGCACTAACTGCAGTACCATAACTAATGCTAGCACCGCTTGTAATTGTGTCACCTCCAGTTGTAGAACCATTCCATCCCCAAGTCTGAGAATATGATGGCATACTTGAGAATGAACTTCTACTTCCTCCACTTGCAGGTATATCGGGTACACTTCCTCCACTTGCTGTAATCTCACTGTAAGTCCTATAACCTGCCGACTGAGAACAAGATAGGGTTAACTTCTTCCCTGTTTCAGCTTGGGTTAAGGTTACTGTACCACTTCGTGTACTGGTAGAAGTATTATTACCCATAGTTACAGAAGTACCACTTCCAGATACACTACCAGAGTTGGCTCTAGTATAAGTTAAAGCAATTTGGTTACCATAATTATGTCCATTTCTTAATTCTTGCTTGTAAGAAGTAACGGTAAAGGTTTTAGTACCTCCTGTAGCCCCAAATGACATAGAGGTAGGTGATACACTCCAACCATAACTCCAAGATTGAGAGGCCGCTGCTTGAGTGAAGGTTAATTTAAAAGTTTTACCCGATTCATACTGTGTAACAAGAGTATTGGAATCCGACCGAGAGGTTAATCCCAAATTCTCTGAAGCAGTCCAAGGAGGTGCTGAAGGATGATTAGCTACCCATGCGGGTTTATTACTAATAGCATAATTTACCGTAATTTCAGACCCATTAGCTACCCCATCCCAATATTTCTGTTTTGTAGAAATAAAACCAAACCCCTGATTAGAAGAGCTTGGGTTACCCAAAGCATCGAAGCTTACACTACTGTATCTAGTAGTAAAAGTATACTTATAGGTTACCTTATGAATATCTTCGAGTTTGACACATTCATTATTTCCATAGGAACTGGCATTGGATAGTTCCAACCCCACATAATTCTCCCCGGTTCCTGTCGAGGAGAGTGCTAACAATTCAGCCTTGGTAGGGCAGTCATTTCCTGTATTACCAAGGCCTACTTTAGTTTTGACAGCACTCCAGGTTGCTATCTCTCCCATGATTATTTATTTTTAAGTTCTTGAATCTCAGCCTTCAAAGCCTTAATCTCATCGTAGAGAAGTTTAATACCTTCAATTGCCAAAGTTGACATCTTGTGATATTTAACTTGTTTTACGAGTACGTATTCTTCTCCGTTGATTTCCAAGGTTTCGAATTCCTCTGGATTAGGTACCGTAGATTTCTCTACTGGAACTTCTTCCACATATTTACCAAAGCCTAAGCCCTCGAGGTTCTGAGCAATAGTTCCCTCGTCCTCTTTACCAAGCATTTCGAATGACTTGGTTGGTATCTGGCAAATCTGTTCCAGAGTATGATTCAAATCCTTAATGTTAGATTTGAGTCGAACATCTGAAGATTCTTTGAAGAAACCAGAAGGAGCCGTGGTCTTAGCAAATACTACCTGGTCAGTAGTTGCCAATCCCAATTGACCTCTAGTTACTGTATGAGGATTATCCTTTCTACCTGCATGGTTATTGATAGAAGTTTGAGCAGCAGTACCTGCAGCTTTAGCATCGGCAATAGCAGCAGCCTGGGCAGTAGATACTGGCTTATTTGCATCCGAAGTATTGGAAGCATTACCCAAACCAACCTGAGCTTTGGTTACTCCATGAGGATTAGATTTATTGGCAATATGGTTATTTACCTTAGTTTCCAATGCAGTTACATCTGAACCTGTATCGGAGATTTGATTATCAATATAGGTTTTTAATTCTGTACGAAGAGAATTGATAGCATTAGTTCTATCGGTAATCTCATTTGCCAGGCCTTGTACCGTATTATCCAGGTTAGTCTTATCGGATGCAGTCATTACACCAGCAGCAGTTTTGGTTGCTGCAGGGATATTAACATCTACATCAGTACCTTTAGCATATGAACCTTCTTCAGTATTCTTTACCCATCTAAAATATTTTAGAATGAGATAACCCGCAGCTGGATTAATAGAGTTAATTACCGTCATTATTTCATTCGGTAAACTATTAATCAGCTTATCATGAGCATTATCTTTTGCAATACGGGCCTCTTGTTCAGCTTCAATAGCATCTGGTAAGGTTTGATTAAGCTTTATTACACTATCGGCATCCATCAGACCAGCTTCTTGAGTAGTGGCTGGGGTTAGAGGGATTACCATCCCATCGGGTTTATCAATGTAATGCCCTTGACCATCCGTAGCAGAATAGTTACATAAGATAATAATATTACGCTTATTTTTGTTAGCTATTGAAACCTTACTAATTAAATTTTTAGGCATGCTAGATACCACATCCTCAAGATGCTTACCTCTACTACCTTCGAAAGCAGTACCTGCGATTTCCCCAATGATAAGAGACGAAGTATTACTGTCTACGAATTTAGTACCTGACCAACGGAATTGGTATGGAGGTTCACCATCGGCAACATTTATATAAATCTTACCAGATTCTCCAACTACGGGAGTTTGGTGACCTGCATCCGTATACAATTGAACATTAGTAAGACCTCCAGTGGGGCTTACATCATAGGTAGCATATACTTCAAGTACATCATCTACATATGAAGGCAAATGGTTAGCAGGTACTAACCCATTCCCATCCAATGGAGCAAAGCCATCAGCCTTACCCTTAGTTGCTACAAAGGCATCATGCTTAGCTTCTAGAGTGTTAATGTTATTCTGCAGTTTATTATCAAGGGCAGTGTCTGCCTCAGTTCTATCAGCAATCTCTTTATCAATCCTTGCACCCAATGCAGTATCAGCAGAAGTACGAGCAGTTGCTTCATCGTTTACAGCTTTAGTAAACTTGGTATCTAAAGCAGTATCTGCAGCTTTTCTATCAGCTACTTCTTGAGCAAGAGCGGCTTCTGATTTACCATCCAAAGCTTCGATAGCATCTTTACGGTCCTGAACCTCTTGAGCAATAGCATTGGGTAATGTCTCATCCAGATTAACTTTATCTTGGGCGGTCATTAC